CCACCTTTATCAGTAGTAGTAACCATTTTTAAATTTCCTTTTTATACGATTTGATTGTTTCCGGGAGGTGTATTAACTGTTCCAGTAAAGCCCACTTCCCCTGACTGCGGTACACCGCCAGTTCCGATTGTGCCATTGCCAACTCCCGAGTTGTCAACTCTTGGAGCTTCAGCAGGTATTCCTTGAGGTACATCCATTCCGGCTTCCCCACCAGCACCTGTAGTCGCTTGATTTCCTTGTTGTCTAGCATTTTGTAATCCTATTATTTTTGCATAAATTTCTGCTTCATTAGGGTCATTGATTATTGCTTCCGGGTCAAGGTCTAATGTATAAGCAAGTTCTTTTATTAATTCAGGTATTTTTACAAATGGTGCTATCGCAGGATTCTGAACACTCTGCAAGAACATTGTCAGTCTTTGCGACCTTACTTCCTTCTGCATGAGAGAAGAAGTTCCGGTTGCCTTAACTTCCAAGTCACCTTCAATATTCAACTTACCTTGATAAAACTGCATATTCCATTGGAAGTATGCTTCACCCAAAGGTCTTAACAAGAAATCATCTAAATTCTTTACGACAGTTTTAATGTTTAAGTTTGCCGCACTTAATAACATTGACATACCAGAAGCTGTTCGTGTCATACTTTGAACACCTGTCTGTCCGTGAGAGTAGGAAGGTATGCCAGTTGATTCATCCGCCAACTGTCTAAACTTATCAAACATCATCATGTTCTCTGTTGATGTGTTTGGAAACTTTAATCCGTGTATTGCCTGTCCGGGCATTCCAGCTTGTCTTCGGAATATCTTTCCCGGATAGATATCCATGTTCTGTCCTGCAACCAATGCTGATTCATCAACATCAAATACAAGTGAACCGGATAAAGCCAAGTTATCAATAGCCATTCGTGCATGACCATTCATAATTTGCTGTGCGTCATCCATGTTTTCCGGTACGCCAATACCAAAGAAACTGTATGGATTCTTTTCGTAAGGAAATGCTTGGTAAGGTAAACGATATGGCTTAAATGGATTCGCCACCATTCGTAAAACTCTGTCAGCAGTTACCCACGCATTGATTTGAAACTCCTCGGCATCACCCATGTCTTCAGGAATTTTTAATTGGGAGTCTTCTAAAATCTTTCTGTCAACAACGCCCCAGTATTCCAATACTTCATATCGTGCATTGTCCGCTTGGTAGTCGCTGTCTTCCAGTTCTATCTGTGATTCAAAAGTTCTTTTCTTATAATTAGGACCATCTTCTAATGTTCCAAGAATTTCTTCTCTATTAAAAAATGGTCTCTCTGCTAAATCTCGTAATTGGTTTCTATTTAATTTATGTCTATGAATTACATATTCAGCGTCATCTAAACTTTTTGCATTTGGGTCTGGATAAAAATCCCAACAACTAACAAATTCAATTCGTGGAACTCGAGTTGTATCAGGTTGATAACTTCTTTCATCACTACCCTCTGATTTCTGCCATTTATGTAAAGTCTTATTAAAAGTAAACGGACCTTTAACAACACCTGTACCTAATAGTACTGCTTCAAATACAGCACTTCTTAATTCTTGTGAACCATTTGATTCATCAATCTCATCATGGATAAGTTTCTCCATGCGTCTTGCAATCTTTGAAGCCGGTTTAATCTGTGCCATTTCCGGCATTGGAGCTGGACCTTCAGCAATCGCTTCATCACCAAATTCTTTTTCCAAAGAACCTAGTATGTCTTTCTGCTGACTTAAATCACCAAATGTTGCTCCGGGTTTAAGAGATTTCCCATCCCCTTCGAAACCAAGTGGAGACGATTGTTCCGGTTGTTCTGAGAAGGGGGTCGAGGATTGACCATTACTACCGGGTCTATAGTCTAAATTACCTTCTATAGACGGGGCTGACTCTTGAAGTGAATCACCCATTTGCTCCTTTAGGGGATTGAGGTGAGCATAAGTTGCTACGCCCTCGGGTACTTTGGTTTCTTCTACAGAGATGGGAAACTTATTTGCGGAAAACAAAACATCTACGATTTGTCCGTATGCCGCTAAAACCTTTGTTTTTGTAACCTTGACAAAAACTTTTGACCTTTCATGTTCTCTAAATGAAACATTCTTATAGTATTTTCCTCGGTAATTGTGGAACGCCTGAAGCCATCTCTCTTCGTCATTTCTTCTTGACCTTTCACAACCTTCGAATTTATTATAGACAAAACCAGCTAGACGGGTTGCGTCTTGCTTTTGTTCTTCTTGTTCATCTTTGTTTTTGGTTTTATCCTTTTCTGCCATATTTTTCCCCTTATCTATATTATACACCTATTTTTTAGTTTTGTCAAGTAAATTCTTGACAAAATAATGTAATAACCATTTATTGTCTCTGAATACCTGTGTCAAGTAATTTGCGAAATTATTAACAACACTCTCTTCATTATTTTCTCCATGTAATCTGCCACCTTCCAGCGTCTCTCCGGATGTATACGCTATCGCATGAAGTATCTCATGGAGCAAAACATTTGCTTCTTCAATCTTATTCAAGTCCGGTTGTATCTCAATCTTGTTTTCCCGTTGAAGATACTGACCATAACAGTCTGTCAAGTTATCTTTTTTAAAATTTGGTTTGGTTAAATAAACTGTTATGTCATTATAACCAATTCTAATCTTTTTCTTATTTATCTTTCTCGTCACCATATAAATATTCATTCTTTGATTGTCTAAAATTATTGGACTTGCTTATGTCAATGTCATCCGGTGATTGCTTACACCAATCCCGAAAGTCACTTTCCTTGCCGCCCAAGTCATTTAAACGAAATATCTTTGGTGCTGAAAGAATATATTCCACATTTCGTTTCTTTTTATATTTTAACATTTCATCATACGATAATGTTAAATCATAAACTTCATTCGTCTTTTTATTTCTAAAACTATAAACTGGCATCTACTAATATCCAAAGGTTGGGTCAGAAGGTGCGAATCTTTTTATCTCTCGCATTTCATTATAAGCAGAAGGTTTCTGCGGTCTTGACATGATAAGATAACGAAGTGCGTCATAGGCATGGTCGGATGCTTTTGTATCCACATCTTCCGGTTTATTCAAATCAATCGGTATGCTTTGCAGTTCTCGTATGATATTAACACAAGTATTAAAGAATTGCATTCGTGGTCTACCTGTTGTCTTGTCTTGCTTTAATCTTTCGTGTACCTGTATCTTTCCCTGTATCCTGTTCTTATCTGCCGGTCTCAGCTTATGCCCTGCTCTCACCAATGTTTCACCAACTGTCGGTCCACCAGCTCCCGTTCTATTCCATGCGGAATTATCAAGAACACCTTGAATGCTTCGTCTGTCATCTTTCTCAAACTCTATTATCATGTTTGATAAGTCTTCACCCGTCAAACCTTTTTTATAAAGTTCCCGGTAAATAATAAGTGTATCATCATCAGGGTCTATGGTAGCCCACAGACACGCAGACTCTGCCGCATAACCATAGTCAACACCTTTTACTCTCATCCAATGATGAGGAATATTAAAAGGCGGTATGACATGAATCTCTGAATCAAATTCTGTAAATGCCGCACCTTCGGAAACATTCCAGTTTCCTTCAAGCAGTTGCTTTCGTTGTGTTGGCGGTAATGACTCCAACATCTTTTCATATCTTCCGTCTTCGGAGAGATAAGGATTATCCTCCAGTCGTGCCGGAATAAACTTTCGTGTCAGTCCGTCACTTCCTTCAAAGGATTCATTCGGGGGAGCTAGGTCAAGATATCTTTTCTTTACCCAATGTCCACCTACTCCACCCGGATTTGCAGTACACCTGATATAAGTCTTTATTTCTGAATCTGTTGTTCTTAATCGTGATTGCAAATATTGAAGTGGAAATTCAGTTGGATACTGTGTTAATTCATCAATACCTATCCAACTATATGATTGACCTTGATAACGATAAACATCCGCATCCCTATCAAGATAACCAAACTCTAATGTAGCTCCCGAAGGGAACTTCCATAACTTTTCCACTTCCCGAAATTTAGCTCCGGGAAATGCCTTTGTATATAATTCTCTTGACTTGTCAATTAATTCTCGCAGTTCCGGCATACTTCTTCTCAGTCTCTTGACTTGTCAATTAATTCTCGAAGTTCCGGCATACTTCTTCTCAGAAGCAATGCTCGGTGTGTTGGTCTATGCATAAATCGTAGTGGGTCTACGAGCATGGCATAGGACTTTCCACCTCCGGCTGCACCTCCATACAGGACATCCTGTTCAGAAGCCGCTAGGAAATCCGTCTGTGGTCCATCATTCGGCTTGAATACAATGGACTCCTTGTTTTCCTTTATAAAATCCCTGACCTTCTTCGGAGCTTTTTCAAAATCTCCATTGGTCATGACTGTATTCTTTATTGTCTGTTCCTGATTCTTTGGGTCAATGGCAAGTTCCACTTTCTCCAGAACACTTTTCTTATCCTTTAAGTTACTTCTTTTCTTTGTCAGCTTTCTTTCAAGCTTCTTGATATCTCGTTCCTTGTTAGCTAACTCTTTTCTTGCCTGTATCTTCGCCTTTGTCGCTGAATTGGAACGCCTAGGAATACCTGTTGTTCCTTTTGGTCTTCCGACTTTTCGTTTATTATTATTATTATTATTATTGTTTATTATTTCTTCCATATCTTCAATTTACCACGATTGAAGTGAGTCTTTGTCGCTGAGATAAATTCATACCATCCCGTAATGATATATTTTTCTTCCGTTGATGAAGGCACTCCCCTGTGCGTATGCATCCACTCCGAAGGAAATATGGCTGTCCTGCCTATGACGGGAGATACTTTGACTTTCTGATAATAAAATTCAGTCTCCCCCTTATCCTTTACTGTATTTAAATAGGTTACAAAAGTTAAATGTCTATGGGATAAGTTATAGCGTTCACAATGATAACCATAAAAAGCTTCACTTGGTTTATAATGTTGAATCCGTATTGGTTCACTTAGTTGAAATCTGTATCCCGGTTGCAGACAAAAGGGATATTCCTCTATGTACTTGCCGGTGCATTTTTCCAGTTCATTAATGTATTCATTGATAACGGGAATAGTCTTCCATTCATCTTTCATGAGAACAACATCCGTTGAACTTTTTATGGATGCATCAACTCTGCCGCCACCTATCTGACCTTCACTTCTGGTAACATCATCACTATGAAAAAAATCTATGAGCTTTGTACAGATACTCTCCGGTACATGATACTCCCCTCCTATAAAATTAGAAATCATTAATTATTACTCTCGTCTATCCAATAAGCCCTTTGTTCGTTCCTTGTCCACTATCTTCTTCAGTCCTTGTGCGGATATTCTTCTACCCGTGGAATATTCCAGTTGCTCTGCTGCTCCTCTTAGAGACAGAGAACCATTCATGATGTGTTCCTTTGTTTCCGCTAGAGCTTTAATTTCATTCTCAATGGGTTCTAGGAAACCTTCCACAGTTTCTGATTCTCTGTATCCAAAAGGAATAGTTGAGGTTGTCCTACGCTTTAATGTCATTCGTTGGCTTCTTCAATTCTTCTTCTTTTTTTAACAGGGGAAAACTTTCAAATTCGACACAATAGGCATTCATCTTTGTCATCACTTTATACTCAAAAGGTTTTTGATGATACGCTTCTAAAAATTCATATTTTGCAAATTGACATTCCTCTTCACTCAAATATAAAAATCCATTATATTTAATGGATGAAACATTGGGTACAGATATCAACACCAGCATAATTTAATCATTGTTGTCTATAACTTCACCATTAATGATTGTTTCCTTTTTATCCGGTAAAAGAAAAATACCACCGGTGACATTATGACTGACATTCAAATGTTCCCTCTTGGAAACACCAACCCTGTCCAATACTGTCTGTGCCGCCTGTAACTTGGCATTGACTTGCGGTATGGGAGCATCACTCTCCAGAACATCCACAAGACTCTGTGCCGCCTTCGGTGCGGAGTGTGCCAATATGGTGTTCGCAACATCAACAATCTGCTGACGCAACGACTTAATGACAGCATAATAACTTGTTTCTTCATATCCAGCCAGTATGATGGACTTTCTTAAATCCCCTTTGGCTTCACCGCCTAGGACATCCAAGAACTTCTCTTGTCTTTCCGTCAGCTTCTTATGCTTACTTGGGTCTATTGTCTGTAAAAAACTCAT